GTTAATAAGACCTAAAAATGGACCTACAACTGTGTAAGATGACCCTTTTAATAGTGTATCGAGTAGTAACTGTTTACCGATTGAGTTCACTAAGTTAGGGAATGATTCTTCCCATTTTAAGTTACCTTGTGCATCGTTACATGTAACATTGTAATAACCTGCAATGCCTACTGTTTCATTATCGGCTGCGTTTGTGTCCCAAATTGCAACAGCGTTATCGCCAAAGCCTTGTACTTCAATTTCTGTTGTCATAATAAATTCCTTAAGATATTCTAATTACTGCTGATGTTGATGTTGCTGTTGGGAAAGTAACCGTAAATGTAGTTGTTGCTGTTTTATCTGAGCCAAAGTTAAGTACCGCTACCGCAGCTCCTGTTGTGCCATTGTATATTAAAGCACCCCTACAAGTAAAATTAGCAGGAGTCCAAGTCACATTAGCAAATGATAAGTATGCTGTACCATCACTACTTACTGGGACTGTTGGGTATAAAAGTTCACCGCCTGCTGTATAGCCTGTACCTGTAATCTCACCGTCTGTAGTATAAAGCAATGTATCAGCGCCTAGATTAGCTACTGCTGTGTATAGCGCAATGCGATATACGTAAGGGGAACCAGTGTTAAAATTCTCTAATCCCTTTAGCAGATTAGTCTTAAACTCTGTTGTCTGTCCTTGTACTATTGCCATTATGGATTAACCTTAATCGAAGCTTGCCCCACGCGATAAGCATCGTTACGTTCAAGTCCAGTACCCAATCTGTTAAGTTGTGACATAGCTTCTTCATACATTTTTTGGTAATAAGCTACCATATCCTGCTCACCCTTCATAAAGATGACAGCTTCACGCATAGCCCCGTAGAACAGAACTGGGTCGTAGTTATCGCCAAGCCAGCTAGTGCCTGCGGCATTATCAACTGTACCTACTTGAACTGAGAAACTAGCACCTGAACCACCTAGATATGCATTACTTGTAGTAAGCGTATCACCAACAACATATAGCGAACCGCCAGCGTTAAGTGTAACAGTTTGAACTGCACCCGCTAATACTACTATAGTTGCTGTAGCACTTGAGCCTGAACCCCCACTAAGTGGGACATTGAAGTAAGTGCCATCTGTATAGCCTGTACCAGCGATAATATTCGCAAATGCTGTAATAACACCCTGAACTATTGATACTGGATAGTAGAAGTAATGTAATTCCACGCCATATGCTGTATCAGGTGTAGGAGCAAGAATTAATGAAAGAGATTCAATATTAGTTAGTTGTGAGCCGAACAGTGCGTAATACTTAGGTATTCCTGTAACATTTGGATTTGGGTATGACTCACGCATGAAGTTTACATCTTTGTTTAATAGATATGAGTAAGTTCCGTCAGCACCAATAACTGCTACAGAATAATTAGCCAACCAATCATCAGGGAGCGAAACGTATTTATTACCAACAGTCATTGCACCTGTTACGTTTTTACGCAATGCAGGGATTTGAACTGAGTTATAAACCCGTCTTTCTGTTTCTTGAATGAACGTAGGAATACTAGCTACAAACAAAGACTCTGTGTTCTCTGCGTAGTTTTGTATTGCTTGGCTTAACTCAATGTAGTTCATTAGGCCATAGGTCCACGAGCTTTAGTGCCTTTAGTAGCACAGCCATTACCACGAGTAACAATACCCTCTTTTTCCACAGTTTCTTTTTTACCACCAATACTTACGTTCATAGCCTCTGTTTCAGGACCTACATCAATTGCTGCACGAGTATTAGGGTCTACATTTCTATTATCTTGAGTAGCCATAATTAACCACCTTTTTTCTGATTAGCTGCGCGAGCTAAGTTACGACCTACTTGTTTCATTGCAATTGAAGTAACGCCTGATGCACCTTTACTATCTTTACCGCCTTCAATACCAATGTTAGGACCTGTATCGCCTAAGTTTTTACCCTTAGTCTTACCTTTTGAAACTACGCCATCTGCTGCTTTTGTGAATGCCATTTTACTACTCCTTAAGTTGTGCTTATTGTAACAGTTCCTACTTGACCTTGCGACATTAAATCGTTAGGGGTTAATGCAATATCAAAGTTTCTAGAACCACCTACAGGATTCCAAGACCATTGAAATACTCTACTTCCGCCTTGTGGTTCACCATCTACACCTATACCCGATACTGCATAACTCACATCTGGTCTTGGGTTTCTAACCGCTTGAGGGTCAGAAACGGGGTACATACCAAGTTGTAATTGCGGTTGGTCTGGTTCCCAGCATTCGGGGCATACCATTATATTAACCTGTTTAGTCTTAATAGTCAGCTTACGTAGCTGAGTTAGCTTATATCGTTGACCACATCGGTCACACTCTGCAATCGAGTTCTTAGCTGATGCAAACTTAGAAGCCATTATACTATCTCAAATCTATTGTTTTTTGCGCTATTCATAGTTGCAGGTATCACTTGTAAATTGCTTATTGTATGTAACCCACTAACTAACTTGCCTTGAAGTGGTACTATATGGTCTACACTCCATGTTATATTAGTCATTTTAGTACGTAATTTAGCCAATGCATATACTTCTTTAATCAACCATAGTTCTTCAGAATCAACCCATGCTGGGGTTCTATTTAGTTTAGAAACTTTGCGTAATGTTGATAGCGCATTTACAATGTGTTGGTTAGCTTTACGCCATTTAGCCCTTGCTGCCCTATGTTTTTCAGGATTCTCGGCGGCATAACATTTATCTCTTTGGATAACATAGTCTTTATTAGCTAATTTCCACGCTTTCTTTTGCTCTGATACATGCTCTTTATTCTTTGCCCTATACTCGGCATTGTAGTTGCTTACGCAGGTTTTACATGTGTTTCCTCTTATAGGAAATTCTACATTTTCTCTAGTCGCATTGCACTTTATGCATGGTTGTGGTACTGAAACTATTTTAGGCATTTCCGCTTTTTCTGCTTGTAACCGTAACCTACGCTTTTTACTCTGCTCAATATATACAGATTTATTATTTAAGTATCGCTTATGTGCGTACTCTTTTCTAGCTTTAATATCTTTTATTGGCATTTGGTTTACCTAGTATAGCTCATATTCCTTGGTACCCATCTTATAGAACTTTTATCCCTATCTTCATCAGCCGCTAATTGGAACTGTTGTTCGTAGTCTGCTTTAAGCCCCATCACACGATTAGGGTCAGTACCTTGAATCTTAATGCTTAGATAATAAGCTAAGCCTGCAACCATCGCTGGGAGGAAGCGGAACGGAATGTCTTGTGTATTAACACCATCACCTGCGTCTTGAATACGACGTAAACGCCAGTAGACAAACACATATTGATTGTCTGGTGCATTAGGAGTAGGCCAGATGTTGATGGTCGGAGCATTCACTCCAGTAGGTGTTGTAGCACCAGACTGCCGATTAATCCATACTTGGATAGGACGACCTTGAGTTAGTTTGTTCGGTATTGTTGAGTATGTAGACTCTGAAATTCTATTGATGTTAATATCAATTTGGTTTGATGTTGCCTGATTAGTACGGATTACTTGGTCTAACAGGTCAATGGTATCAACAGGCAGTGTGTATACCCCAACGCCCGTCGTCAATGGAATCTGACCTTGCTCAATAGTCCATAAGTTAATGCCACGGTTAGCCCACTCAATAGTAAGTAAGTTAAGGCTTCTACGGGCTGTACGCAAGTCATACCCTGTACGCAGCTCAGAACCCGCACGTTCAAATGCTTCTTCAACGAGGTCATTTAAATCTAAGTTAAACGTTGCGGTTCCGGTTGTTGTCATTACTTATCCCATTCAAACAGTAGCTCGACTATGAGCAAATCAACAATCAGGAAGTTATAGTTGTCATCATCTGATAACTCTATCCCAATCATTACGCCTGAAATAAACCCTGCGTAACACCTGATTAATGACTTCATTTACGTTGCATCTTACTAGGCAGGTTGATTTTCCCACCTTTTTTGTACATCTCTACATCATTCGGATTATCCTTACGAACAATCTTCTTACCCTTCGGCATCTTTGAAGGCAGTATGTCACCCATGCCGCGTGACGCTATCATACAAAGCGACCTTTGGTTTTACCACGAATTTCAATACCGCCGCCACGAGCCATCTTAGTACAACCACCTTTTTTCATAGTGCGTGGAGCGCCTGTTGCTGCTTTGTTGTTGCGATTAGTCTGCATTTGGTCTAAGATTTCGCTTTGTGCGGCATCGCTAGGTGCAGGCATTGGTGCTTCAGGTTTCTTAGGAGCAATAATAATTGCTACGCCTTTTGGTTTTTTATCTTCTGCCATTTTAAATAATCCTTCCTTTAGTTTTACCACGAATTTCAATACCACCACCACGAGCGAATTTCTTAGCTTTAGGTTCTTTAGATTCTACTGAAGCGTATTGTTTTGGCGACATAGCACCTGTTTTAATCTCTTTAGCTAATAGGGCTGGGTTTTCTTCATCTTTATTACCCTCAGACTTTTCGCCTTTAACAAAGCCAGCAGGTGATATTTTACCTGACTTTAACGACTTAGCTTCTTTAAGTTCTTCACCGTAAGTTTCCTTACCTTTGAACAATGCCATACCGCCTCCTTTAAACTTCTTGCCTTTATCTGCTGCAGCGAAATCTTTACCTACTGACTGCTTAATACCAACTTTCTTAGCGAAGGCTGGTGAATGAGCTACTGCTTCCATAAGGTTATGTTGTTTTTTAGATACACTTGGCATTATAAGTACCTACCTTTAGTTTTCCCTTTAGATTCAATCCCATGTCCACGAACTATTGGCGCTTTAATTACTCCGCCTTTTTTATGCCCGCTTTTCCATACACTACCATTAGGTCCCATATTAGGTGAGCTTGATGTATCTTGGCTTGTTGAAGAATCATCAATAGATGGAGGTGAACTTAATATTGCTTTCCAAGCATCGATATCTTCTTTGGCAAAGTCTTTTGCACTTTGAACTTTATTGGATATCCAATCTTCACCTTTTTCTACTAATGACTTATCTTCTTTAGTCATTTTATTTTCCTACATGCTCAAGAAGCCAAGCAATTCCACCACCAATAAGAGCAGCAGCACTACCCACAGCGATAAGCATACGCCAACCTCCGTGAGCAGCAGACAAAGTTTCATTGATTTTGGCAAGTGTATCTTTAATTTCGCCCATATCTTTAAGCATTTTATCCATATCGTTTTGCAAATGTTTAATTTCATTAGCGTGGGTAGCTAACTCACGGGCTGTTTCTAATTGGTCAGGTGCGCTCATATATTATCCGTAGCAGACTGTGGCTGAAGATATGTTAGTAAAGACCGCATACAAACCTGTGTATGCTAATATTCCTTCACCGGGAACAATAAGTTGGAATGGCTGAACACCAGTTAATGTTT